CAGACTGGGATCTTCCAGAAGAGGACGCCGAGGCAGTGCGCTGGGCGATTAACCAGTGCATCAGCCTAGGTGGCGTCCGCGACGGATTGACGACCGACGAGGACCGCTGCCGCATCCTGACCGGCGGCTTTGAGCACCGTGGCACCGCTGACGGCGTGGCCGTCCGTGGCCGGTGGTTGGTAGACCTCAAATCCGGCCAAATCTACGATTACCGAGCACAGATGGCAGCCTACGCTCTGGGACTGATGCAACAGCATTTCGAGCAGACGTGGGACACGCATTTGCTGTTTTGCGACCAGAGGCAGACCGTGATCCACCGCTGGACCTACGCGACGGCGAGCGAGCTGGTGCGCACGGTGCTCGCCAACGTCGGCACCGCGCCCGTCGAAAACGACTACTGCGGCTGGTGCGCGAAAAGCCTGACCTGTCCGGCTCGCGTTGCGACAAAAGACAAGGCGCTGGTGACAGTGGCGGGGCTGGCTCCGACGGTGCAAGACGAGGGATTTCTCGCACTTCTTAACGATCCCGAGCGGCTCGGGCAGTTTCTCGCCGCGTGTCAGACGCTGGACGATTTCCGCGACGCTGCCAAAGCGAAGGCCCGCGAACTGCTCGAAGCGGGGCAGAAGGTGCCCGGCTGGAGGCTGCAAAAGCCGAGGGCTTCCGAGTACGTGGAGGCCGAACACGTCGCCCAGGCTGTCAGCAACGGCGTGCTGGGCGCCGGGGACGTAATCCGGGCCCAGGGCTCAATGAGCGTCAAAAAGGCGCAAGCTCTCTGGAGCGCAGCAGGTGCGGTGCTGCCGGATGAGATCGTGCAACGGAAAATTGGGCAGGCTCCACTTGTGCAGGCAAAATGAGCACGCAAAAACAAATCTGGGAGCTTCGCCGCAAACTCCGCGACGAACGCGCAAAATTCAAAGCAACATCCGCGAAACTGACAGACGCCCGGCAGATCATTGCCTGGCAAGGCGAGTCCGTGCGACTCCTTCGAGAGTCGCTCAACCACCTCGAAAACCACAGCGTGCTCGCCCGTATCTGGGCGCGATTAACTAAATGAGTGCTCAAAATTGCATAGCTATCGACCCCGGCGTGGGTGGCGGGATTGCCTACATCGACACCGATGGCAGCACGCACGCGCTGCCGATGCCTGGCACTTTGCACGACATGGACACGCAGCTAATGATCCTTTGCACTGCGCACAATACGACCAGCGCAGACACGCCTACGGTGTTTCTTGAGGAGTTGCCAAAGTTTGCGGGAAAAATGTCCGGCAGCAGCATGGCTACCATGTTTCGAAACTACGGAAGAATCGAAGGCATCCTCGCGGCCTACGGAGCCCGGATTGAGTACCTCCCGCCCAAGAAGTGGCAGACCGTCTTGGGGCTGGGTGACAAGAAGACTCACGGGCCGCGATGGAAGGCGCACCTCAAAGGCCGCGCACAGGCGCTTTATCCACAACTCACAGTGACGCTCAAGACCGCCGACGCACTGCTGATATTGGAGGCGGGAAAGAAAATGACGCGATGAAAATCATCTCTGAAATCTTTGACGAGATCCGCCCGCAAGCCGAGGCTGCTTTCTGGTTTGCCTTTGAGATGGAAGGTTACGGGCGGCAATTCCTGAACGCGCCACCTGCAGGCGAAAACGGCAAAGCCTGGGCGCTGGCAAAAATAAAAGCCTGGCGCGTTGCCGATGACAAAACCGAACAGCTTTTTCAACAGCACGGGGTGCGCAACCACCCCGAAATACTTTGCGATCACAACGATCGCAACGGGGTGGAGTGCCCGTTCTGACACTCCAAAACCACAACGCAAAACGCAAAAACGCCATGGCAATCCTACGCGAAACCAAAAACAACGCATCACGCATCCTATCCAACGAACTGGCACCGAAAGGCACGTTCATCGCCGTCTGCATTGACGTCGAAGACGCTTTTGGTGTGCAGCGTCCTAAATTTGACGACCCTACCCAAATGGAGACGGTGGACCTTACCTGGTTCTACTTTGGGTATTTTGCCAAAGGTGGCAAAAGGACCGTCATCAAATCGAAGCCGTTCAAATTGTCGCTTCACGAAAAGTCCGCTTTGTTTCAGTTCCTCAAGAGCTGGAAAGGAGAAGCGCCCAAGGCAGGGCTGGACACCGAAACGCTCCGGGGACACGGCGCACAAATCACCGTTGACCACGGCGTGAGTGCAAAAGGCCGCACGTTTGCCAACATCATCAGCATCAGTCCCCTGATTGAGGGGCTGGAGAAAAACGTGCCTGCGGTGGCGGAGTTTGCAGCGTTGCTAGAGCCGCAAGACTCTGGAACTGACGACAACCAGGACGAGGACAAGATCCCGTTCTAACAACATCGGGGGGCGCGCATCCGTTAAACGCGCATTACATGACGAACGACGAACTGCTGGACGCGCTCCAGCTGGCCGAGCGGATGCTAGAGGCATACCGTCGCGGCTTTTTGCGCGCTGATGACGACGCAGGAAACCTCAAGATTCTTTGGGTACTGCACCACCTTGGATACCAATTTGAATGGGAGACGACAGATGACTGAAGACGAAGCAACGACCGCGGTGGCTCGGGCCATGTTTCCGAGCGCGGACTGGCAAGACGAGCACTTAGCATACGTGCAGTGCCCTGGCATTGAACTGCACACGGGCAGCAACGGGCGCAAGGACTGCCGCCTGACGATCAACGACGGGCGACCGCCGACGCTGTTTTGCGTGCACCAAAGCTGCGAGCACGTACTGGCGCAAAAGAACAAGGAAATGCGCAGCACCATCGGCAAGCTCAAAACTGCCACAAAGACCGGCAACCACGCGCGCGCAGGACTGGCGCCAGTGCCGACGACGCTCCGGGCAGCGACGACAGTGCAAGCGCGCAGGGCGGCACCGGAACCGCAGCAGCTGACCCAACTGGCACCGGCAGCGCTGCCGGTGCCGATTGCTGACGGGCAAAGACTGCACCTCGAGGCGTGCTTCGCCGCTGACGAACTTATTGCAGTGGTGCTTGGAGCTGGACCGGCGGGCAAACCCATCAACGCTGGAGAGGTGCTTCCGCGGATCCCGCTCCAACACGAACACGACAACGGCACTTTCATCCGCGTGAACCCGATGAAACCGGGGGGGCGTGGCGACGCTGACGTGACCGCGTGGCGCCATTGTCTCCTCGAGTGCGACAAGGCGCCGTTGGAACTGCAATGGTCAGCGATACAAGCCAGCGGGCTGCCGGTGTCCGTGGTGGTGCACTCTGGAAAGCGTAGCGTGCACGCTTGGGTGCGAGTGGACGCAAGCACCGCGGAGGAGTACCGGCAACGGGCTGCCGCCGCCGCTGACGCCATGGAACGCTTCGACGGAATTAAGGTGGACCGGCAGGCGCTTAACCCGTCCCGCTTGGCACGCTTGGCAGGCAGGCGCCGCGGAGACGCCGTGCAGGAACTGCTCGCCGTCAACATAGGCGCCTCATGCTGGGACGACTGGCTTGCCATGGCAAAAGAGCAACCGGACGCAGAGCCGCAGCCGGTGGCGCCAGAATTGCCGAAGGCGCCGACGGCGGTGCAGTTCTATTACCGAAAGCATCAAAAAGATTACCTGCTTGTGCGCGACAACAGCACAAACGTGGTGCCACTTACAGAGGCAGGGCTTAAGTCCGCGCTCAAGTTTGAAGGCATCGTGGACGGTGGCGACAAGGAAGGACTTGAGCGGGCAGCCTACGACATCAAGCTGGAAACCGGCATTGATTACGATGGACCCATGCCGGGCTACTCTCGAGGGCTCCACGTTGAAAGTGGCCAGCGCTGCTTTGTGAACTCTGCACCGGTGCCGGTGGCCGCCGACACAAGCGCGGCGGTGGACGTCACCGAGATCGGGGCAGGCTGGCCGAACATTCTGGCGCTTTTGGAGCGATTGCTTTTGCCAGACAACTCAAGCCGAATGCCGCTGTTGCACCTTTGTTGGAGCTTAAAGCTCGCAAGAGAAAGCCTGTTTGCCGCGCTTAAGCCTCCAACAGAGGGCGGGCAAAGGAATGTCCGCCCTGGGCCGGTGACCGTGTTTTGTGGGCCCAAAAACTGCGGCAAGACGCTTTTGGTGAACCTGGTGGTGACGCCATTGCTCGGGGGGCGAAGCGTCGACGCTCACAAAGGATTCAGCGGGGACGCCGACGGGTTCAACGGCGAACTGTTGGCCGGGGAGGTGTGGATCGTGGACGACAAAATCCACAGCTGCGATCTCAAAAGCCGACGCCAATTCGGGGCCAACATCAAATCCAAGCTCTATGCGGGCAAGGTGGGCTTCCATGCCAAATTCAAAGAGCAGATCACCATCACGCCGTGGGCGCGGCTGTTTATCTGCTGCAACGACCAGGACGAGGCAATCCGCGTGCTGCCGGTACTCACAGACGATCTGGCGGACAAAATGCACCTGTTTCGTTGCTACAGCGGGCAGGCGGCGCCGACCGAAAGCGCGGAGGACTGGGAGAGCTACGGCGAAGCGATCCGCAGCGAGTTGCCAGCGTTTGCCGCCTGGGTGGATCAGTTGACGATCCCGGAGAACCGGCGCGACAGCAGGAACGGGATGAAGTGTTGGCAGGATCCGCACATCGTCCACCTACTGGCAGAGCAGACGCCAGAGCACCAACTTGCGCTTTTGCTGGTGCACTTGTTCGACACCGAGCAGCTCAAAACTCAACGCGGCAAGACCGCGCAGGAGCTTTTGGAGCACCTTTGCAACATTGAGCCGGTGAAGTGGCAGGTCAAAAGCTTGCTCCACGACGACCCCGCCCTGCTTGGCAGATACCTCGGGCGACTCATCGCAGAGCCGAAAAGGCTCGAAAACCGGGGGCTCACCATCCAGCGCGACGGCAAACGCAGGGAGGCGTGGATTTACACCGTCGGAACCCTGCACTCCTAAGTTCCATGCGCGGCGGCACTTGCAAGAGCATTTCAGGGATAGGGGGGGTTGCAGGGTCATTTTCGTACCCATATATATACATACATACCTATATATATTTACTTTCTCTCTCTCTCTAAATAGAGAAACAACCTCGCACCCTGCATTTGCCTTGTAACCACCGCAAAAACAGCAACTTGGAGATGCAGGGTAACAAAACGCTAAACCTGCGCACTTCGCAGACCGAAAACAACCCATGACGACGAACTTGGCAGACATCACCAAAACCGACCTCGCCGCCGAGGTGGACCGCCTACGCGCGGAAAACATTCAACTGGCCGCCTGCCAATGCCTGGCCTGCGCACTGGCACCAACTCACGCCGCGCTCATCACCGAGGCGAGACAACTGCTCGACGGAGCAATCCGTCACCGGAACGCAGCAATGACCACCGACAGCGTCGCTCGCATGATTTCAAACGAGCAGTGGCCAAACTACCTAAAGGCCGTCGATCAATGGGAGCGCAAATTGGCCGTGGCTGCGCAGGGAGGTGTCTAGCAGGCGTTTTCTATGGAAACCAATATGACCACAGCGGACAAGCGATTTGAAAGTGAGTACGAGGTGACCGCGGACTACCTGCCGTACAGGCGTTGGCACGTCCGCGCAGACGGGGAGGCGTGGGCGCGAGTGCTGGTGAGCCGGGAGACGGGCATTCCGCTCGAGGAACTGACCGCAAGGCTGAATCATATCGGTGCGGTCACCGAAATGATGGGAGGTGCGAAATGACTGACGAACAAATTAACGCAGCGATTGCAGAAGCGTGCGGGTGGGGTGGAAATTTGGCCTTGCAATCTAAACGCGAATAGCTGAAACTAAACGCAATGAATAGACATGAAAGGTTTATGCAAAAGGTTTCCGTTAAACAGGAAAATCAATGTTGGGAATGGAATGGTGCGCGGAGTGGTTCTGGGTATGGCCAATTTTGGGACGGAACTAGAAACATTCCAGCGCATTGGTTTTTGCTTGATTCACATCCGTCAAAAGGAATGGAGGCGTGTCATAAATGCGACAATAAATTGTGCGTAAAGCCTTCGCATATTTTTATTGGATCTCGATCCGACAACATGAAAGACATGGTCAATAAAAACAGGCACAACACAAAACCCGGATGTTTGGCGATGCTTAAGGTTCGCAAAGTTAAAAATGGTCAAAACAACCACGAGTGCAAATTAACTGAAGAGCAGGCAATAATTGCAAAGGGTTGCCCTTTAAAAAAAGGAACTGCATCAATTCTTGCGCGAAAGTTTGGTGTATCGCTGACAGTTATTTGCGACATCAGAAAAGGAAAACGATGGTCGCATCTTGAAATTTCTGAATTTGACGCCCGCCAACGTGCAGAGGCGTTTCTGAAGACGCTGGGAAAATGGGAGGAGGTGCAGAAATGAACAAGCGACTCATGCAGTTCCTCAATGATCTGGCAGAGGAAAATGACCGTCTTGAAAAAGAGGTTGAACGCACCAGATTGCACATCGGTGTTTTGATCGAAACCAATCAGGAGCTCCGAAAGACAGTGTCTGAATGGAAAGCAAAAGTGCGGAAACTAAAGAAGGAGGCACAATGACATTATCAGAAGCAAAACTCACCTGGACCGAACGCTACCGGCGCGACCCTGACTTAGCGCAGAGTATTGTGGAGTCGCTGCAGCTAAGCCTAGCCGAGGCACAGGCACGCGCGGACAAGCTGGAAGCGGCACTGGAACGGATCCGCGACTATCACGGCAACTGGGCACTAAACATGCGGCAGATCGCACTGGAGGCACTCAAATGAGCCTGACAGCCGACGAACGACTCGACATAGAGCAGGCACTGGCAATCCTGCACACAACGCTGCGCCGCGAGCGCGAGAAACGCCGGGCGTGGCAGGCATGGGCGCTGGTGCTCGAGGTGCAGATGCGCCGGGAGGGGTGGACGCAGGAGGATCTTGACGACTTACCCACAGGAAGGCCAGAGTAACGGCATCCTGCAACTGCAGAGCGACACCTGCCGCTGGCTCCATGCCGGTGAGCACGGACCGGGGATGCTCGGTTGATGCAGTGGTGTGACAGCCGGAGAGACGGCACCAGACCCCGCCAAGGCTAGGCGCGCAAGCGTTCCTCAAACCGGCGGGGCTACTGCGGGGACGCCCGCTCGGGAACGCCGCCAAGAGTCCACAGGCGTGACAGCCGGAGAGACGGCACTCTTTATGACCGACGACCTGACGCCACAAACGCAAGAGGAACTGCTCGACCTGGGGCTGACCGAGGACCAAGTTGACGAGGTGTGGGCGTGGCATGTTCGCCGGTCGCGGCAACTGGCGCAGACTGCCGGGGGCGTTGCGTTGGTGCGGATCCTGAGCCACCTGCTCGGGGGACACAACGACGGCAAAATATCGGTGCGGCTGGCTGGGCTGGCGTGGGCCTACGGACTCGGGCACCTGACAGGGTACGACAGCGCGGCAGACAACGCGCACGTACTGGGCGTATCGCGGCAGGCGATTGGGGAGGCGGTGAAGGCGGCGCGAAAGGCAATTGAGGCATGAAGACGATCCGCTGGGACAAGAACACACTGGTGTCCATGTGTGACGAGCCAGACCAGCAAGTCATGGTCAACGGCAAGGTGTGGCGCTTTGATTACGACCGGCGACTTGGGCCGCTGTGGCTGCGCAAGGATGGATCGGACCGCAGATGCCAAAACCCTAACAAGGCGGTGTGGGCTGCGTTTGAGGAGTGGATAAAGACACGGGATAAAGACACGGAATTGAACACGGCTGCGGTTCGTGTTTAATGGGGTGCCCCCCCCTAAAGGAGTCTCCTAGAGGGGCTTTTCGTCGGGGTGAGGTCAGGGACGCGTGCCCCTTTTTTGTGCAATCGGCAAAAAATGCCGATAGTAGACAGCGCAAGTGGGGTATTGACCGGCAGATATTGCCGAGTGTACTACTCGCGGCGTGGCAACTCAGAATAAACGGTCATCATATAGCCAGACCGCAAAACATTTTGGTGTAAGTGTCTCTGCTGTCCAGTTTTGGGAACGCAAAGGGTTTGATCGAGACTGGTCTATTGCCGAGCAAGAAGCGTGGCGCGCCGAGTACACCGCTGATCGATTGGTAGAGCCTCCGCTTGTCGCAAACAAAGAACGCAAGTCAAAACCGGCAAAGACTGCCGCGCCGCCGGTTGATTACAAAGAGGCTCGCACTGCCAAGCTTCAGAAGGAGATTGAGAGGCTGGACCTCATCATTAAGCGGGAAAAGGGCGAGTTGGTGCTGGCCGACGAGATGCGCGAAACCGCTACGCGCGTGGTGGCCGTTTGGTGCTCGGAACTCGACGCGCTAGTTGGTGACCTTCCTGGGCAACTCGCCGGGCTCACCGAAGCCGACATCCAGCCGCGCCTACGATCGCGCATCGAACTGCTCAAAGCCAACGCTCGGCAATCGGTGGAAACGCTATGAATCCCTTTGCCGAAGGTGCCCGCGCCGGTGTCCGCCTCGCCTACGCCGGTGACCCGCTCGACTGGCTGGAGGCCAACGTCCGATTCCCGCACAGTTCCCGCTCGACTCATTTTGACCGCAGCACCGCGCCCTGGTGGAATGCCGTCATCCACGACTTTGCCGATCCGACTTGTCGCCAGACATTCGTCCAGGCGTGCACCGGCGCAGGCAAATCAACTGCACTGGAGGCACTCGTCTGCTGGGCAGTGGCGCAGCAGCCTGGGCCGATGCTTTCGATCACCCAGACCGACCAGACCTCCGCGGAATGGATGGCAACTAGGTTGATGCCGGTCCTGAACGCGTGCGACCCATTGCGCGAATTGATGCCAAATAACCGGCATTTCATTAAGAAGGACGGCATTTATTTCGCGCACATGCCGCTGATGCTGGGCGGAGCCAACAGCAGCAACGCTCAGGAAAAGTCCGTGCAGGCTCTCTTTTTGGATGAGTGCTGGCAGTATTCCGACCTCATCACGCAGTTCAAAAAACGGTTGCATGACCGGTGGAACGGCTACGCGCTGCTGACAAGCCAGAGCTTTGAGGAGCCGCACCAACTCAGCGAGGAGTGGCGCTCTGGGGAGGAGTTTGTTTGGTGCCATCGGTGCCCCGGCTGCGATGCTTGGGTGAAACCGGAGTGGGTGGACATCAAGTATGACGAGGCCAAGAACGCCAACGGCGAATGGAACTGGGGCGAACTGGTGAAGAGCGTCCGGCATGAATGCCCGCACTGCCAGCACGTCACGCCTGACACTATGGCCGCACGGCGGGCGCTGACCCAGCGGAGCGAATGGATTACCGAGGGCAACGACCACGTCGACGGTTACCGCTCGCGCCGTGTGTCCGCCCAGTCCGTTTACTGGATCCGCTGGAGTGACCTCGTGATTCAGTGGTGCCAAGCCTCGGACGCGCGTCACCTCGGGGTGCTGCAGCCGACAAAGGACTTCAGAATGCAGCGGCTCGCAATGCCGTGGAAACTCGAGGAGGAACTTCCCGCGCTTGAGTTAGAAGCTGCAGAGTATTTCCAAAACGAATGGCAGGACGGGCGCGCGATGCCGGAGGAGTTTGCCAGAGTGATGACGGTGGACTGCCAACAAGATCACTACTGGGGCATTGTGCGGGTGTGGCTCAAAAACGGGCACTCGCGATTGCTCTGGGCGGGAAAGATTCTGACGGTGGACCAGCTGCGCGAGATTCAGGTCCGGCTGAAGGTGCCCGACAAGCGGTGCCTGCTCGACGCCGGGAACTCGTTTCACGGGCGGGTTTACGACACCTGCGCAAAATACGGATGGACCGCACTAATCGGGCGCGCCGAGGATTTCTTTACCGTGCGGGGCAGCGACGGAAAACCCATTCGCCGGTATTACAGCGCACCGGACCGCGTGGTGGCGCCGACGACGCGGGACCCTGCGGGTAAGCGGGTGTTTGTGACGTTCTTTTACTGGGCGTCGGATCCCGTAAAAGACATTCTCGCAAATTTGAGAAACACGGGATCGCCGGTTTGGGAGTTTCCGCAGGACGCACCGCCGGAATACCTGCGGCATTTGAACAGCGAACGCAAACGGGCAACGGTGGACAAGCGAACCAAAAAGACCAGGCTGCGGTGGACGGCGACGGGCAGGCCGAACCATATGTGGGACGCGGAGGCAATGAACGTGCTCGCCGCGCAGATCCTGGGCGCGTTGCCCGATATGGTGTCCACCGCGCCGGAGGTTGACGAACCAGCCGCGACAGAGTAGGGTGCAGGCTCAACCTAAACCCGACGGTGTGCGACTGGCGGGAACGGAAGGCTACCCCGGCTGCCGTGTGGCATGTCCGGGGTTTTTCTTGTCCCGGTGCCTTTGGTAGATGGCTCCTGACCAAAGACTCCTGCTCCAAGTGTTCCTCACGCGGGACGTGGCCGAACTGCGGGCGATCATTGCAAGCAAGTTCGACCTGGTGACCGCGGGCAAGTCCACGCTTGTTTCCAGTTCCATCGACGGCGCCGCTTTCCAGTTTAATGTGGGCGGCACGTTAAGTCCGCTGGACGTCATCATGCTCGCGCAGCAGGCGCTTAATTACAAAGCGGCGGGCATCAACGGTCCGGTGCGACGCACTCAGGCGTATTTCATATGAGCTTTCTGGACCGCATCAAGAATTTCATGGGGGTAGGCACGCCAAAGGTGGGCGCCAATTACGCAGCCTACCGCAGGCAACGCCTAGTAGAAGGCGGCGTCTGGGGCGAACCCTACTGGCGCAACCACACCCAAAGCATCAGCCGCGAACTGACCGTCGGCGAGTGGCGCACCGTCAATTCGGCGGCGCGCAAGCTCTACTGGAACACGGGCGTCGTAAACGCCGCCATCGACCAGAAATCCATGCTCACCGTGGGGATGGCAATGCGACCCATTTTCACCGGCGCTGACCGCGAGTGGGGCAAGCAGGCCGAGGCGGTGCTGCTCGACTGGATGCAGATTGCTTACCTCGACGGCAAAAGCTGGTGGGAAGGGCTCCGGCTTGAGTCCGTGGCGATCGACCGGGAGGGCGACCTGCTGACGATTCTCACCACGACCGCCAACGGCTACCCGCAACTCCAGCAGGTGCCGTGGCACCAAATCGGCAGCCGTGGCGACGACGGCGTTTTGACCGAGGGCCGGTATCGGGGGCTGAAGATCTACAACGGCGTCATCCTGTCCAAAACCAACAGAGCAGTGGCCTATCGGGTGCTCGGGGAGGCTCAGGACGGCAGCGAAGACCGCGACGTGCCGGTGCAGTCGGCGATGCTGACGATGGATCCGCGCGAGGTGGACCAGGTGCGCGGCATCAGCGCGTTTGCTCCCGCGATCCGGGATCTCATTTCCCTCAAGGATCTCGGTGACGACATCCAAGCAGCGTCCCGCATGGCTGCAAAGATCGGGTTGTTGGTGACCAACCAGCAGGGCATGGCCGACGCATCGGACGCGTACAACGCGCTCACCGACGTGACGCCGCCCGGCTGCGGTTCGCAACTGCGGCTCACGCCGATGGCAGGCGGGCGCATCGAGTACCTGACCGCCAACGCTGGAGAGTCCATTCAGCAACTGGACGCCAAAATCCCCACGGAAGCGCAGGACCGGCTGCAGGAAAGGCTCATCCGCAACGCACTGCTGGCCGCACAATGGCCGCCCGAGTTTGGGTGGGATATGAGCAAGCTGGGCGGCGCAAGTGCCCGGATCATCCTAGAGCAGGTGAACCGCGTGACCTCCGAGCGGCACGCCTACCTCTCCGCGTTTTGTAAACGTCGCTGCGCATTTGCCGTGGCCCGCTTTGTCGAACTCGGCATCCTCCCGCCCTACACGGGCGCAGACGCAAACCGCGGTGGCGCCTACCAGTTCCGTTTCACCGAACCCGCCCGCCTGACCGCCGACAGCGGCTACGCCAACCGCGACGCCATCGACGCCTACCGCGCCGGGATGCGCAGCATGACGGACATCCTCGCCAGCGGATCCAAAACGCTCGAGGAGCACCTTGACGAAGTGGAACGCGAGGAACTCGAGATCAAAAAACGCGTGGACCGCTCGGGCCTGACTCGCGACGTGTTCGGCTTGCTCACACCTAACGGCAACCCTGCCACAACCGCACCGACCGAATGAAATTTCAACGCGTCATCGAGCAAGTTTTTTACCGCCCTTGGCTCATCACGCCCGGCGGCTACGCAGCCGTCCGCAAACTCGTTGAGGCGCGGCTGGTGCGCGCTAATGGCGATGAGTACGAGGGCATGATGAAAAGCCAGCGCGAGCCGATGGAAATCGACGGGCAGGGTATCGCGCACATTTGCATTGAGGGCACGCTTGCCAAGGGTATCAGCGCAATCGAGGCGTGCTGCGGTGTGTGGGATTACGAATGGGTTGCCGAAGACCTTGAGTCCGCCATGGAGGCCAACGTGCGCGGCGTGCTGCTTGAGATCAATTCGCCGGGGGGCAGTTGCTCGGGTTGCTCCGAGATCACCGACCTGATTCAGTTCCTGAAAGTTCCCATCGTCGCCTATTCCGACGACACGGCGTGCTCGGCGGCGTACAACATCGCGGTTTCCTGCGACAAGGTCTACGGCTCCGTGGGTTCAACCTGGGGCAGCATTGGGACGATCATTCCTTGGGTGGATCAATCCGCGATGTATGAGGAAGAGGGCTTGCGTTGGGACCCAATCACTTCGGGACCGCTTAAAGGCGCAGGCATGGGGCCATCGCTGACTCCCGCGCAGCGCGCCAGCTTGCAGCAGCTGGTGGACGACAGCTTCGCGCAGTTCAGGGACAACGTCCTCCGCAACCGGCTGGTGGCCGACGAGTACATGACCGGGGCCGCTTATCTCGCGCCGCGAGCGAGGATGGGCAACCTCATCGACGCAGTGGGGACAGAAGAGCTTGCATATTCTGAACTTTTGCGTATGGTGGGCGCGTAGTTGTTCATTTGGTTTGTTGTTTCCACCCCGCCGGGCTGTCTCTCCCGGCGGGGTTTTTCTTGTCCGAACGCTCAGGGGTATATGGAGTCTACTCCGGCAACCCTTACCGACGCGCTGGCAGCGTTGTCCGCCGCACAGGCTGACCTCTCGGCGCTTAACGCACTTACCGCCGAGCACTCGGCGCTGGTGGCTCAATTTGACGCACTCAAGGCCCGCAGCGCGGAATTGTCCGCCGCCCTTGAGCTTGCCAACGCAAACAACCGCGACCTCGCCGCCGCTCTCGACGCCGTAAAGGCTGCCGAGGCTGACGCATCTGCGAAGGCAAACGCAATCGTCGCCAGTCTAGGCGTGCAGCCCGTGGCAATTCAGCCGGAAGCGGCGACCGCGCCTAAGTCGAAAGACGAATTGTGGGCGCACTACCAGACTTTGGGCTTCGTCGAGCGCAATGCGTTCTACGCGGCGAACAAAGACAGAATGAAGCTCAACTCCTAACCTCTACTGACTCAATCATATGGCACTCAACGGTGTTTTTCTTGCTCAGATCGCGCAGCAATCGCTGCCGTTCCTCACCAACGCTTTCGCTCCCCTGCGTGGCGTTACCACTGACTTTTCTACGGACGTTGCGTCCGCTGGGCAGTCTGTGACGACTCGGTTTGCTACGGTTCCTTCCGTGGTGGACATCGCCAGCGTCGGTTACACTCCCGCCGACGGCGACACAACCGCTCGCACCATCACGCTGGATCAGCACCAGGGCGTGACGCTTGGGTTCACCGACATCGACGTTCTCCAGTCGTCCATCAACTTTGAACGCCTTTTCCTCGCGCCTATGGTGCAGGCTCTGGGCGCCAAGGTGTTCGGCGATCTCTGGAATTTGGTGACCGCTGCGAACTTTGCGCAGACTCCGCTTTCCTCGAGCGCAGCCAATTTTGACCGATCTGACGTCATCGACCTGGCGCAGCAGCTGACCAGCTCCGCTAAAGCTCCGAAGTTTGGCCGCGCAATGATCCTCAACCCTGCCTATTACGGCGCGGTTTTGAAGACCTTCATCAGCGCTGAAATCCCGACCATCACGGAGTTCAAGGCCAACAACACGGTGCCCCGCGTGTCCGGTTTTGAAGTTTACGAGTCCGACCTCTGCGACGTTAATGGCGAAGCGCTGGCCGGGTTTGCGATGCACTCCAGCGCGCTCATCATGGCCGCCCGCCGTGTTAACCCGGAAGCGGCGTTGCAAGATTCGATTGAGATCGCCGAAGTGGTGGTGCCCGAGCTTGGGCTGCCGGTGACCTTCCGCCGTTACTACGACCGCGCGCTGGGCAAAACCTGCATCAACGTGTCGATCATCTACGGCGTTGCCAAGGGCACCAACATGGGCGTCCGCATCGTCACTCCCTAACGACTGACCCTCCAAAGAGCCGGGGCTCCCTACACCGGGGGGCTCCGGCTTTTCACCGAATATCCCAAAATGAAAATCTCTCTCGTCCTCGAGGACATCGGCGCAGGCCCGCAGGTCATTTTCTCCACCGGCTCGCCCGACGAAGCGCGGAAGTTTTACAAGGCGCACAACAGCCCTGGGCGCGTCTATTTGGTCTGCAACCCGACGCCCGAAGGCGTGAAGCTGAACAAGGCTCAGACGCTGGTGGAAACATTCGTTGCCGAAAAGCCTGTGTCCCGCCGCAAGGCTGAATCCCTGCTTTGATGTCTGAATTCCTTGCCATTACTGCCGCCGCAATGGCCGACGCAATCGGCTACATGCAGGCCGACACGGTCGTCTACCAGGGCGCAACCGTGTTTGGAGTGGCCAGCGAGAAGGAATCGCAGACGCTGGCCATCGGTGGCTTTGAGTCGCATTTTACTGGTGCCGTGCGGCTTGAAAAAGCCGGGTTTCCGACGCCGGTGAAGGGCACGAAGCTGACGCTCAACGGCAGGGAGCTGCGCATCGGTGATATTGCCGAGGATCCTATTTCGTGGACGTTGTACCTGGAGGATCCGAGCCGATGATCGACCTTCTCACATGCGAAGTAATCCGCGACGAGATTGCGCCCGACTTCACCGGCACCTACATCGGGCTTCCGCACGACGGGGAGTCGATCACAATGCCGTGCATCCTGCTCGACATTCGCGGGGATGCGCTGGTGGGTGGACCGCTGCAACGTGGTGCGTTGACCGTGGCAGTAATGAGCCAGGCTGACGACTCCACAGTCGCGGAGCACATTGTGCTCGTTCAGGACGTGACAGACGCGATCAAGGGCGTCACCGGCGCAGGCTCAGCGGTGCAGGTTTACGGCGTGGTCGCGACCTCATCGGAGGCGCAAAACACGGAACGGCATTGGATCACGAATTTGCAGTTCACCTTGGGCTACGGCCCACAACCTTAAATCCCATGGCTACATTTGGAGTCACCTCAACATTCGGACTGACCGCGCCGACCGGCAGCTTTCTGCAAAGCTCCGAACGCACGCAGGAAGTCGAAACCGCAACCATCAAAGGCGCAACGGGGCGCGTGGTGCTCGCACAGGCAAAGCCGCGCAGCAAAACCACGGTGACCATTCGCACCAAAGGGATTGCCACGCTGTCCACCATTTCCATTGGTGGCTTTTCGGCGCTGACCGTTACGTCCACCAAATACAGCGAAACCAACGACGACTTTCCGACATCGGAAATAACCGGAACCCTTTTCGAATAAACCGCCATGGCAACTTTCGGCATTACCAAAATTACCGGCACGCTCATTGAGTCCGTGGACACTACGCTCACGGGCGAAACCAAGGAACTTATCAACGCCGACGGCACTCACTCTGAGGCAACAATCGTGGACAGTCAGTTTTCGTTTTCGGTTAAAGGCAAGGGCGACTTGCCTGCAATCACACTCGGTGGCGCAGCTGGCGAGCCTGACGGCGTCACCGGCAAAGTGATCATCACGAAAATCACCGAGACGCAAACCAACGAAGATTGGCAGGGCTTCTCTTACGACGGCGTCGCCTACACCGCCGCAAGTTAAAGCGCAACAGCGCATCCGATTATGTCACATCTAAAACCCGGAACGCGAATCGACTTTATTCGCGACAACCTGCCGCCGCTTAAGTCACCCAACACCGATTTGATCGGTGCGTGGCTTGCGGTGGGCGGGCAACTGCTCGACGAGGAGAACTTTCACGACACGGTCGAAGAAACATCCGACGGCGTGAAGCGACAAGTCGTTTGGAGTATCAAGGGCGACGTGCGCGCTCGCATCGGCGATGAGGACGTCTCGTTTGACGAGTTCCGGCGCCGCTGGTTGTCAGACGAGTGGCGAGCCGCCAACCCGTTGCACTGGATCACGATTCAACGGGCGCAACGGGATTTTACGGTGCAGCTTAAAACGTGGCTGCAGACTCAAAAACCGTGCGCGCTAATCCGCAAGGGCAACCGGCAAGTCGTTATTCATCCTGACCTACCGGAGGAAAAGAAAGCCAAACTGCTCGCCGCGTTATGAGTTTTCTATCTGGTCCGATTGAGATTGAGGGCATCAAATTGCGACCGTTTTCGCTGCGGTCGCGGCTGAATTGCATGGCTCTGGGGCTGACGCTTTTCACCGACACCGAAGGCGCGGAGCTGACGCCTCTGCAAATTGAGGAGCAGATTCTTGCTCTGGCGTGGGAGCGGTCTCAGCCGTTACAGGCCGTGCGCAAGGCCATCGACGCGGGCACGGCGTGGGACGCAATCCATGATTTTGCCGACTCCTTGCCATTGGCCGCGCTGCCGCAGTTGGTCGCGGAGATCAACCGCGTGGCGGCCGAGATTAAGTCGCAGGCGGTGGAGGTAGTGCCACGTCCCGGAACTGAGGACAAGGACGCGCCGGGAAACTGATTGGGCCAACATGGGAAGCTGGACTCATTCTCACGTTGGCCGACAAGACGGGGTGGACCGAGGACGCCATTCTGGACCTGCCGATGACTCGAGCGCTGGCGTATTATCACGCGGCGCTCTGGGCGGCCGGTGCGTGGACAGTGCGCCAAGGACCGGCACCAACGGAGCAGCTTTCTCGCCTCATGGCGTTGTGCTCGAATGATCTCGCTCAAACTGAATGAAGCACAAGCCGAATGGGGAGCGGCAACACTGGCGCGCATCGTCGAAGGCGTTGCGACCGGCGGGCTCGCGCTGCCCGAACTCATGGCCGTGTCGTTTGCCGAGTATTTGATGACAGTGCAGGGCATCACACCGCCAGCAAAAGGCGCTCGGGTGATCGGCGCGGTGGACTTGAGCCGAGGCAAAGCAGCAATAAACGTGGACCTTGGGCGGGCGTTTGTGGTGGCGTCCAAAGGCATCGCTGGCAGCGTGGGGCTTGGCAAAGCCGAGCGGTTTGTGAGCCGCAAAGCCGCGCGGCAGTTGGCGCGCGTCACGACAAGCGCACGGGCGCGACTACTTGGGCGAGCTGCCGTGGCAAAGGCAAAAAAAGAAGTCCTGAGCGCAGCCGACAACGACCCGTTGTCCTGGTACGAGCGGCAACGTCGCAACGGGCGGTTCGTGGGCCGTGTTAAAATGGAGATCGACACGACTGGACTGGAAAACATCCGGCGATCATTGCACGCGCGCGTGGGTTACCTCGCGAGCGGCTGGAACGCAGCAGCGGCGAGGTTTAAGGTGCCAACGCCGAGTTGGGTATCTAGCAAGGGCGGGCGGGGCAGCGTGGCCGTTACGCGGTCGTCGTCAAAACTGGACATCAAAGCCGCCAACCAGGTCACCTACGCAAACGACATCGCTGGGATGCAGCGTCGAATCAACGCTGCGGGCGAGATTGTCGCGAAGCGCATGGAACGCAAATCCGCAGCAGCCGCAGAAAAGGCAATGCAGCAACAGATTGACAAATGAGCGCAACAGCACAACTAGCACTCGACGTTCGGGGATTTCTTGCCGGAGTGGACCTTGCCAAGCAGGGACTCACATCGCTGCGCGGGGAGGCTGGGAAGGTTGACGAGGGCAACGGCATGGCGCGGCTACAGGTGGCCGCCGTGGCGTTGGCTGCGTCCGTGGCCGCGTTGGGTGCAGCAATTTACAAGGGCACCGTGGGCGCGGTGGAAATGGGCGCGCGGCTTGTGGACGTCAGTTACAAGTCTGGGCTGGCCGTGCAACAGATTATGACCCTCGAGCGCAGCCTTGAGGAAGTGGGCGGAAAAGCTGAGGACGCCGCACCGGCAACTGACCGTTTCAACCAGTCGCTGCAACAGGCCGCCAACAACGCGGGACCGTTGGCGGGGATCATCCGCGACGCAGGACTGTCCATGCAACAGCTTGCGGGGATGAGCGTGGCGCAGCGCATGGTTGCCGTGGGCGACGCGATCAGGGCCATTGCCAACCCGGCGCAACAAGCCGAGGCCGCGGTGGCTGCGTTTGGCGCGTCCGGCATCAAAATGCTTGCGGCACTGGATCCTAAAAACCTTGCTGGCGCAGCGGGCGCAATGGGTGCCCAAGCGCAGATCATGCAGGCAAACGCAGGCGTTTTTGCGCGGATCATGCAACTGATGGGCGCGCAAGGTTCGTCGCTCAACAGTTTGGCCGTCGCCGTCAAAGGCAAATTGCAAGGACTCTTCACCGGCATCGCTGCGGGCGTTGCTCCAACGGTGCTCAAAATCATGGAGGCCAGCGCAACGGGTGGAGCAAGCCTCGCGGCATCCATCCGGGCTTTCTCGCCAGCGCTGGAGCCGCTCGCGGGGCTGGTGGAGGCTTTGGTAAACATGGACCTTGCCGGAGTCGGTGCGCAGCTGGGCGCGGGGGCGGCTGCAATCGCTGAGGCGATAATGAACGGCGACGCGATCGAGTACATCCGCGCCGGGCTTGTTGTCGCTGGCACAGAATTCAAAGCGCTACTTTCTCGCGCCGCTGACGGGCTTTCTGAGGCGTTTGCAAGGTTCAAAGAATACATCAATCTGCCGGGCATCATTGAGCAGATGAAAGCGGGGCTCACGTCTGCCGGAACCGCGCTGATGGGAGTCATTCAGAAAGGCATGGCGTCGCTGTTGCAGTCGCTGCGGAACTCATCGGACTTTCTCCAGAACGCTATCAAGCCGGAGACAGTGCTGGCGTTGGCAAACGCAGGCGCAAAGGCGAGCAAGGACGCGGCGAGCGCGCTAAGCGCTGCAATCTCCAACGTGGGGGCGCAAATTACAGCGCCAAGTGGGCCAACCCAAAATGAGCAGGTGCAGTCTGACGAAGCGCGCCGCAAGATGGCCGAAATTGAGGCAAAGACCGCTGCAACCGTGGCGGCAACCGGGATCGCAATGCGCGGACGATTTGCAACTCCCGCAGCAGGCGAGCAAAAGCTGGAAATGAAACAGACTGCAGCAGTCCAACCCATGGGCGGGATTGTTACCAGCATGGCCAAAATCGGCGGCGACATTTTGGGGCCACAAACAAGCGCGCTCGACATCCAACGCCAACAACTGCAGGCGCAGCAACGCACTGCAGACAACACCGCCAAGCTGGTGGCTCAAATGAGCAAACCGACCGGCGGCGCAACCTCTATCGTTTATCAATGAGCACACTCGTCCGCACAGAGACAGGCCGCGACGCACGCGGGAACAAGTTCCTGACAAACACCTACGAGAGTTTCACCCAGCCGACGCCAGCCGCCACTGCTTCCAATTGGACGCTATCGCAGGCGGACGGGGTGTGGACATTAACGGAGACGTACACGGAAACCGTCCCCGATCCCGGCGGCGGTGGAGGCACTACGTTCCCCGACATTTGGAGCCTAGACATATCTACTGTGACCGACCCCATTGAGACATTTATCCTGTTTAGAAACAACATAAGCGCGCAGACGATGGGGTGGTGGCAAAACTGGAAAGCCGGAAGAGAGCCAGGCCCAACCACTTATCCCGACGACGGGTTTCCAGCTTACGGACCATCAACAACGGAGTGGACCAATCAGCTTTTACTGCGATTCAATCGCGGGGAGGTGGACTACCTCACACCGCGAATTGTCGTGAAGCATCAAAAGGTTTACAGTGTGCCGCCGCATTTTGATGGCGTGGGCTTTGCCACCAACACAATCTCCGGCTGTCCATTCAACTTTTCCAACCAAGTCAACTTTTTGATGACTGGCGCAACCGCAACGCAGGAAGGCGGGAACTACCGCGTGACCATGGAGTGGCTCACATCCCGGCCTGGTGGCTGGGACTCTTACCTCTACGGACCATAAAATGGATCTACCAGACGTACAACGCGGAATGGCGATCCTCGCCGAGCATATTCAGCGCATCAACGCAGCGGTGCGACAGTCCCGGCTTCGTCCTGGCGTGGGGTATCTGCTCAAAGAATCCAGCGGCGGGACATCGCTTGTTATCAATCGCGGCACGGTAGGCGGCGGCGGCGGCGGCACAGTTTGCCAGTATTTCGAGGTTACCGACGCTAGCGAAGGCACTGCCCTAAAAGTCCAGGTTGCTCAGAACCTGATCGCTGGCCGCTGGCCTGACGGGATGGGACTGGATTTCCCGCCGTTCAAACTGGACATCAGCGGCAACTCATACATTTACGCTAAGATCACTTACAACACGACCACGCTGGAAATCCTGCCCGACTCCGACGCCATCACCATTCTGCAGAGCGGCAACATTGAACCCAACACCGCAGACTCCGTTTACATACTGCTCGCGACCGTGGTCACCGACGGCGACCCGCTGGCCATCACCGAAATCAGCAACGTGTGTTCGCAACCAGTGCCGAACCCGTGCAATCTGGCGTGGAGCGCGTGAACTGCTACGAGTGGCGGAAACACATCACCGGCAATGTTTCGGTGGAGTTCAACTACTCCGAAACCGGCGACGGCTACACACTGACCGGATCAGGCACTATTACGCATGGCACGCTCTACACGGGCTGGACGCGCCGCGAATTGCAATGTGAGGGAGCGCCGCTTGGCGATGAGCAAAACTGGATCCTGCGGGGGCCGAACTTATGCGAGGGACGCGCGCAAATACTTGGCATCCTCACACCTTCCGGCACTGTCACAATGACTTTTACACCGCAGGGGCAACCGCCAGTTTCCGAGGAGTGGAGCATTTTTTGGCAAATTGCGGGCGAAGATTACGCCGTGAAAACGGGACTTTTGCCGGTGTCGCCGTATCCCGACTGGGAAAATGACCCGTACAGCGTGGCATACCGAGCGCAAATTGACGCACTTCCGGTGGGCACTATTTATGTGGGGATTGCTCCAACTCCACCAAGTCCCGGGGCACCTGCGGCAAACGCCGTGCCGTTGCAATGGCTCAAGAGTGGCCAGACCGGCACAAGCGCCAACGGTTACCTAGACGCATCCGTGAGCTGCAGTTTCACCATCGCATGATGATCCCTCGGTGGCTCGTTGACAAAAGGCTTTCAGTGTGCGCACAGTGTGAACAGGCGGCAACCTGCACGGCGCGGTTCCAAATCCTTAAGGAAGCGCCACAGTGCCCACTGGGACGGCTCGCAACGCGGGATGAGGAGGTGGCAGCCAAGGCATGGCCTGAGGGCGCAGAGCAGGCAAGCGGGTGCTGCGACTCGGCAGAAAATTACTTGTCCCGGCGGCTCTAATTAAATGGTCGCCGTCCAAACCAGTTCAACAATCCAGCGCGGGACCGACTGGGATTTTTCGTTCCAACTGCAAGAAGACGGGCTTTGTAGCGCCTACACCGACCTAACGAACTGGTTTGTGGGCGTGACGCTCAAAACCTCTGCGGGCGCATCGCTCACCACGCCGACCATCGTGCGACCGGACGCGGAGACGGTGTCGCTGCGCCTGACTCAAACACAGACAGCGGCATTTTCGGCACAGTTTGGCGCACAGCTGACCGTCAACGTCCAGCGCCCTGACGGCTGGGATATCCGACTCATTGAGGCCCGCGTGACAATTTCCTGACCTATGAGCTGCAACTCTACCTGTGGCCCGTTGGTGGTCACGCTTTTGACAGGCGCACCGGGGACCGTTGGCCCGCAAGGCCCGCAGGGACCTCAGGGGCCTCCCGGCAACCTAACGAGCATCACCGGCGACCTATCGCTCGCAGCTGGCGAGACTGAGACGGTGGCGACCGTCGTCGGCATTCAAGGCCAGCCGGTTTCCGCGACCGATCCCACGGCCAACCAGGTATTTCAATTCAACGGCACCGCGTGGACGCCGGTTAATTTCACAGCAGGCACTTACTAACGCACCACCATGGCATTCCCGATCATTCCCATCCGCAACGCAATCACCACGTCGCCCGACGCTCCTCTGGCTGGGGCGTTGCAACTGGCGGAACTGGCCGTCAACACGCAGAGCGGCAAGCTGTATTTAAAAGGAAACTCCGGAGTAGTGGAAGTTGGCGGCGGGGCGCTGACAACCAACGACATCACGCAACTCGCGATCGCCGACAAAATCCCGCAGCTGACAAGCGCCGGGCTGATTTCCAGCTACCAAATCAGCGCGCTGACCACCAGCCAGGTCGCGTTCCTCACGACGACCGCAATCGCCGGACTGGTGCCGCAGCTGGGCGTGGACGGCAAAATTCCGAGCGCGCTGCTGCCTCCCTCGAGCGTTGGCGCGCTGACCTACAAAGGCGCATGGACTGTCAACACCGCGCCAGTGATCACCGCAAACACGGTGGACGGCGTTGCGCCAGCAACTGGAGACTACTACGTCGCTGCGACCGCCGGAACTGTGGGCGGGCTGGGGAAC